TTCAATGCGGGTCAACAAGCGCAAGGGGCGCGCAGCAGCCTTCCAAGCTGACGACCGCGGAGTTCGACTCTCCTGATCCGCTCCACTTATTATTTTTATGATACCTATTAAAGAACTACAGAAGTTTCTAAATACCTACGAAGCCCTGCGCGGGATTGAGGTCACACACGAGAGCGATATTAAAAAAGCAATTGCTCCTCAGGTGGTTCTCTTGACAGGGATGGTCAACATCGAAGGCACCCCGCATTTGTTCGAAGCTGAGATCAACCTCATGGAGTTCCACACTAGGGAGGACTTGATCCTTCTGGGTGGTTCAATCCTGAAAGCCTTCGACAAGGCTGGGGTTCAAAAACTATAGGACAAACAATGGCAGCACGAATCCGAAAAATCAAGCACGACGAAAACACACGGTTAAAGATCCAAGCAGCTCAGTTGATCAATCGCCTGACCGACCACGCCAATGGCAAAGTCGAGATGACAGCTACCCAAGTTCGTGCTACTGAGATTCTTCTGCGTAAGATTCTGCCTGATCTCTCAGATGTCAAGATGGATGTGGATGCAGCACCGATCACCTTCAACCTGAACATGACAGCTCCTGAGGAGAACAAGGATGGGGAATAAACCTGATTGGGTTGGCACCAACTTTAAGAAGACTGTTCGCAAGATCGACGACAAAACCAAAATGGTTGGCGTCAAGAAGATGGCCGATGGTTCGCTTCCTGACATCGAAGGTGGTGAGGATGACTTCGATCCCGGCTTTGATATCTCCTACTCGGCTAGTGGACAAGACGCTAAGAACTTCGGAGGCGGTGGCCGCATAAGTCGGAACGTATACCACGGAGAAGATGGCACCTTAAACTTAGGACTGTCTGGCTCTCACTGGAAAGGTGGCGGTCAATCTGGCGCAAGCCTTGATGCCGTAGATGCTACCTACATGACCAAGCACGGTGACTTTGGAATCCAAGCCTCGCCGGACTTGAAGTCAGTGAAGTTGACATTTCGGAAAGAGTTTTGATTTGTGAGTGAAAATACTTTTAACTACAGACCGCCCGGAAAGAATGCAGCCAAGTTCCATGCATCCGATGCTTTCGTGCGCGGTCTTATGGGGCCAGTGGGCTCGGGCAAATCCAGCAGTTGCTGCGTTGAGATCGTATCTCGCGCTCTGCGACAGCGTCCTAGCCGCGACAATGTTCGCCGTTCTCGATGGCTTATTATTCGTAACACCTACCCCGAACTCAAGTCAACCACAATCAAAACGTGGGAGACGTGGTTCCCAGCAGACGTAGCCCCGATCAAGTGGGACACGCCTATCACCTCGACAATGAAGATTGGCAACATAGGTGATGGCACCTCGCTGGAACTTGAAGTTATGTTTATGGCATTAGACAAGCCTACCGAAACTGGTAAGCTGAGATCGTTGGAATTGACAGGCGCTTGGATTAACGAAGCCTCTGAGATTCCTAAAGAGATCTTTGATATGGTCACACAGCGTGTGGGACGTTTCCCGTCAATGATCCAAGGTGGCCCTAGCTGGCACGGGATTATTCTTGACACGAACCCACCTGATGATGACCACTGGTACTACAAGGTAGCCGAAGAGGAACGCCCTGAAGAATGGCACTTCTTCCGCCAGCCCGGAGCAATGCTTCTGGTTGACGGTGAGTATGTGCCTAACCCAGAGGCAGAGAACATTCGGAATATACCAACAGGGTATGACTACTACACCCAACAGTTGCCAAGTAAAGGCTCTGATTGGATCAATGTGTTTGTGCTTGGAAACTATGGTACGACGCTGGATGGTAAGCCTGTTTATCCAGAGTATAACGACAAGATACATTGCCTTCCTAATAACATAGAGGCAACGCCGGGTCTCCCCATTATCCTTGGGTGGGACTTCGGACTTACGCCAGCATGTGCGATTATGCAAGTGTCGCCTTCTGGTAGACTGACAATACTTGACGAATTGATATCAGAAGATATGGGTATCCGTCAGTTTGCCAATGATGTCGTTAAACCTTATCTGAGTAACAACTATGGTCACTCCCAACTCGTATCTGCTGGCGACCCTGCTGGCAACATTCGCGCACAAACTGACGAACGAACCTGTCTCCAAGAGTTGCTTGAAGCGGGAATATACACAGAGCCTGCGCCGACTAACGACTTCATACCGAGGAGAGAAGCTGTCGCCTACTTCATGACGAAGATGAGTGATGGTAAACCTGCCTTTGCCGTGAACCCGCGATGCACAAACATTCGCAAGGGTTTCTTAGGTAGGTACAAGTATGAGAGGTTAAAGACCTCTGGACTTGCACGGTATAAGGATAGGCCGGTAAAGGATATCTATTCTCACATTCAGGATGCAATCCAGTACGGATGCCTGAAGGTTAGAAGTGGAGTTTCGCCAGCTCGTGCAAAGTCAATACACAAAGTATCCTCTAAGGGATGGACATAAATGGGATATGCAATCAACAGACCGCAGGTCGAAATCGAAATAGACGGTGAAGACGATCTTCAGTCAAACGCTCGTTTCGAATCTAATCTCGGCGCTTACGTTGGCAAGTGCTGGGATGAGGCTAAGACCGCAAAGGCTGTCATTGTCGAGCGGCTGCTGAAATGCGAACGTCAGCGTAGGGGTGAGTATGACCCTGACCGCATGATGGAAATCCAACGAGTCGGCGGCTCAGATATTTATATGATGCTGACCGACGTGAAGTGCCGTGCTGCTGAAGCATGGATCTCTGACGTGATGCTAAATCAGCAAGACCGCGTCTTTGATCTGAAGGTTTCCAATACGCCACAGATGCCACCCGAGATGCGCCGGAACATTATTGATCTGGTTCGCATGGAGGCTGAGCAGTTCATAGCCGAAGGTGGTGAGCTTCACCCTGAGACATTCCGTGCCCGTATGGAGGAAATCCATGAGGCAATCTCTCAGCGCTTAAAGCAAGAAGCTGAAGATGCTGCTCGTCGCATGGGTGACAAGATTGAAGACCAGCTAGGCCGCGGCAAGTTCCAGCCTGAGCTAAAGAACTTCATTAACGACTTTACAACTTTCCCTTCCGCTATCATGAAGGGGCCAGTGATCAAGCGTCGCAAGGGCATGGCATGGGGGCCAGAGTTTACCCCTATCGTTATGACTGAGTTTGTCGAAGAGTTCGAGCGCGTCTCGCCTTACGACATCTTCCCCGCTCCAGCTTCTACTGGCGTGAACGATGCGTACCTGATACAGCGTCACCGCTTAAATGCGAATAGCCTACAAGCTATGCGGGGCACCCCGGGTGTTGATAACGATGCACTGCAAACGGTAATCGATCGCTTTGCAATGTCCGGCTATCGCACATGGATTCAAGGCGACAACGAAGAGCGCGTCTTGGCTGGCAAACCTTTCCGCTATCCATTGCTATCTGGTGAAGTAGAGACCATTGAATTCTGGGGCTCGGTCACTGGGCAGTACTTGATTGAGTGGGGCATGACTGACATCGACCCTGAAGAGATCTATGAGATCAATGCTTGGTGGACAGATGGCATCATGTGGAAGGTTGTGCTGAACCCTGATCCATTGGGTCATCGCCCATACGGTGTTGCTTCTTGGGAAGATGTTCCTCATTCCTTCTGGGGTGTGGCTCTGCCTGAGATCATGCGCGACAACCAAACTATGTGTAACGCTGCTGCCCGTTCCATCGCGAACAACATGGCAGTCGCTTCTGGCCCACAGGTTGAGGTTACAGTTGACCGCTTACCCGATGGTGAGCAGATCACTGAGATCTATCCTTGGAAGATTTGGCAAGCAACGTCTGACCGCACTGGTGGTGGACAACCTGCTGTGCGTTTCTTCCAGCCAAGCATGAATGCTCAAGAGTTGCTCGGCGTGTTTATGCAGTTTGCGAAACAGGCTGACGAAGTCACAGGCATTCCAAACTATGTGTACGGTTCTTCCGCTGTGTCTGGCGCTGGCCGTACTGCATCTGGTCTATCGATGTTGATGGACAATGCAAGCAAAGGTATCAAGCAAGCTATCGCTGCAATCGACGGTGTGGTCGCAGGTATGGTTCAGAAGTTGTACATCCACAACATGATGTTCGACAGTGACCCATACATCAAGGGCGACTTCCGCGTTGTTGCTAAAGGAGCAATTGGCCTGTTGCATAAAGAGACTCTGCAGATGCGTCGCAATGAGTTCTTGATGGCAACTGCTAATCCGATCGACTCCCAGATTACTGGAGTTGAAGGTAGAGCCTACCTGTTGCGTGAAGCAGCTCGTGGGTTGCAGATGGACACGAACAAGATCGTACCGGATCAGAACTCGATGGAAGAGCAGAAGATCCAAGCTCGTGCCCAGATGCTTGCGCAGCAGATGCTGCAACAGATGGCGAACCAAATGCAACCACAGCAAGTGGTGGCCGCACCGCAAGAATCATTACCGGGCGGCATGCCAGCAGAGGGAACCGCAGTACCGCAACAGGTTCCTCAAATGGCTGACGGTGGCATGGTTCCCAACACAGCAGAGCAGGTACTGAAAAGCTTAGCAGATACAAACTTTATGCAGTGAGGCTAACCATGAAGGACAAAGACGCGATGAAAATGTTTAAAGGCAAAGACACCAAGGCTGAGGAAATGAAAGAAGCCAAAGCTTTGAAGGGCGGCAAGATCACCCCCAAGCAATACCTGAAGGGTGAGAAGTCCGAAGGCGAGAAGGGCAAGGATATGACTATGGCAAAGAAAGCTGCCAAGGCTATTCCTGCTGGCAAGATGACACCGAAGCAGTATGCCGACATGCAGAAGAAAGAAGGCATGAAGAAGATGGCAAACGGTGGCTCGGCTATGAAGAAGAAAGGCAAATGCTAACATGGCAGTCCCAAAGTGGGCGAGAGAAAATATGGCGAAAACCGGAGGCATGCCCAGCCACGGAGTCGTTAGCAAGCCATCACTATTCCACTCCTCGGACGTTAAGCATCTCGCAGACGGTACTCCATCTGAAGACGATTTCAAACGTATGGGTATTGAAGCTTCTGATCGCTACAACGAAATTGAGAAGTCTCAAGAAGTTGGTGCATTAGACAAATTGAAAGGCGGCTTCGGTCGTCTGTTCGATCGTTTAAAAGCTGGCAACATTGATGCCCCGGGGTCGGATGCTTACAACAAGTACGGAGCTGGCTTAGGCAAAGCAGAGTACGAAAAGGAACAGCAGTTCAAGCAGTCTCGCATTGACAGTGAGAATGCCCGTAGAGATTACGTTCCAGATACAGCGGATTCAATCGCTCGTAAGATGGGTCGTGTCACGATGGGGCCAACTGTTGGTGAAGCTAAGACTGAAGCAGTGCCTATGCCTAAGGTTAATGACACTACGACAGAGTGGGAGAGACTGCAAAAGAGTTCTGCTCCTTCCGCTTCATCGTCTACTGCTGAAGACAAGAAGGTATTCTCTACACCAGTGATGCCTACAGTCTCGACTGATAAAGCAGAAGACAAGTCTGGTAAGACAGCACCTACGCTACGCAAAACCAATAAGCGAGGACAATCTAACACTAGAGGTGTATCATCCGGAGATAAGAAAGTTTATTTACCTGATAATCCACGGCCTCCAGTAGACAACGATAGTCGTCCCTCGAAGCCTTATCCGAAAGGAAAGCCCGGTGCTAGTGACAGCAGACCAAGTAAGCCGATCCCTAAAGCTACGAAGAGTGAGAATGATGCGCGTCCGTCGAAGCCGTATCCGAGTGATGCGCGTCCGAAGGGCTCTTCAAATTCCGCTAGTGAGAGTGAAGTATCCGCGGCGGGGGCTCGATACGCTGCGACTAAAGCAGCACTCGATCGCGCTCCTGCGAATACTTCGGCTACCGCTAGAAAAGCACTTGAAGCCGCTGTCGAGTCTGCCCGTCAAGATTACGAGGCAAAGTCTAAGAAATCTAAAAGGTGATTTGTGCTAACAAAACCAGACCACTCTACCGTTCAAGCTCTAGCTAGTTTGAAAGGTAATCAACAATTTGAGACCGTGTGCCAATGGCTTCGGAATACTCTCGAAGAGATCGACCGCGATTCTTGCGTTACCAAGGACGAAGTTCAACTTCGCTGGAACCAAGGCGCGGCTCAGATCATACGAGACTTCCTCAATCGTAGTGATGAAGCACTAGCCACGATCCGTAAGTTTCAAGGGCGCTAAGCTCTGATACCTCGAAGCTGACCGAGGACTACGTCAGCACTAATGAAGACCTAGGATGACAGTTGCATCCAAGGGCTCATGGAGAAAATTTATGGCACTCCCCCGTAAGGTACGCGAAGCTGCTGAGAAGGCAGACGCAATCCATAGCTCGTTTTATGAGAACAAGCAATTGGATGGTAACAATGCAATGAACGAGCCTGTACCCGATCCGGCTCCCACAGTTGATCCTCAGGATGTAGATCCTGCAGCAATGGCGGTGACTCCACCCATCGAGACGCCAGAGCCGCCTAAGGAAGAACCGTGGGAACAGCGTTATCGAGTTATTGAGGGCAAGTATCGCGCAGAGGTACCGCGACTCGCGTCCGAGAATAAAGAGCTGAAGAATCAAATTCAACTCTTAGCTGAGCAAGTAGAAAGTTTGAAGAGTCAGGCAACACAGGCTCAAGCGTCGTCACTCATCAGTGATGCCGATCGTGAGAAGTACGGAGATGATCTGCTCGATGTTATACAAAGAGCAACCAAGGCTGCAAGCTTGGCGAAGGATCAAGAGATTGCTGAACT